AAATGATAAAATTATAACTGGCAAGATTGAAAATATAAATGATAAAGTAGACAAAGGAACTTATTCTTTATCAATTACTGGCAGGGATAAAACTGGTGAGTTAATTGATAGTTATATAAAACCTAAACAATATAAACACAGAAATTTTAAAAATTTAATTGAAGCCGTTTTAAAAGATAATGGTTTTAATTTTAAAATAATTCAAGATGTACCATTATTAAAATTGATTGATAAAATAGACGATGGAGGGCAAGATAAAATATTTGATTTTCTTGATACATATGCAAAAAAAGCTCAAGTTTTACTATTTACCGATGAGGATGGGGATTTAGTTATAACAAGAGAAGGGTCTGATTTGGCTGTAAATAAACTTACATCTGATAATATTATAAACTCAACACTTCAATCAAACTCATCTGAAAACTACCGTTTTATAGATGTTTATGGTTCTGTAAAAAATAACTTTACAAGCAAAAGAGCGGAACAAAAAGCTTCAATTATTAATAATTTATCTAATACAAATAAAAGACTTATTGTTAAAGTTGAGAATAATTCTAGTTATAAAACATTAAATCTAACTGCAAATTGGTATAAAAATGTTAAGCAAGCAAAGGGTTCTAAATATGAGTGTTCTGTTAAGGGGCATTCACAAAATGGTTTATTATGGAAACCTAACTCTATTGTAAATTTAATTGATAAAAGAAAATCAATAAATGGAACTTTTTTAATACAAGGGGTAAAATATAGAAGTGGTGCTGATGGTGATATTACTGATTTATCTATTGTGAATCTTGGTAGTTTTGGACTTCCACCAATTAACCCTTTATTAAGCAAATTAATTGCTTCTGGAAAAGATTTGGCTACAAGATTTAAGTGACGGACCCTGTATTTGAAAGACCTGATTGTACTCCTGAATGTGTATGTATTAAGAATTGTTTGCCTTGAATTGTTGTTTGCCCTTGTAAATTGCTAGTACCTTGAACTTCAACATTGCTATTTATTTTTACATTACCTTCAACTTCAATATTGCCACTTACTTTTAAATTGCCTTCTATTTTATTATTTGGTGCTGTTATTATTATTTCGTTCTCTTTTACAACAATTTTTGTTTGATTATCAAAGCCTCCAACTTGAATTTCCCCCTGATTAAAGTTTGGTTGACTTATTATATTAATAGGGCATATTAAAGGATAATCTCTGCCACCATCATAAAAAACCATTGCAAGAGAATTTTTATTTATTTTTATACTTCCAAAAAAACCATATGGAAAAAATATCTGTCCTTGTTGTATTCTGCCATCACTTTTTTTGAACTTAACTAAGTTTTTTGGGCTTATTGATATTATTGTTGCGATTTCTATCATTTTAAAAAAAAAATTATTGACAATTAATTAAAAAATTAATTTTCTTAAAGTAAAAAATCAACTATTATGATTGATGTTTCAATAAAACAATTTAATTATGGCTATGATATAGATTTTGAAAATGGCGATTTAGCTATTTGTCAAGATTTAACTACGGCTATTTATATGTCTATATTTTGCGAAAAAAGAGCTGATGAATCATTAATTGCAAGAGCTGATTTAAGAAGAGGACATTTTACGAATGATTTTTATTCAGTGGAAATTGGTTCTCTTTTCTGGTACTACACAGAACAAGCAAAAGTAATAGAAGAAAATGCTGCTGAACTACAAGAGAGCATAAAAGAAGGTTTAAATTGGTTAATAGACAATAATTATGCAAATGATGTTGAAGTTAGTGTTTTAATTGACAACAATAAATCAAATCAATATAATATTGAAATTATTCTTACCAAATATTTTGACTCAACTACAAAAAACTCTTATAACTTTGTTGTAAATGCCAATTAATTATAAAACAATTCAAGAATTGCAGCAATCGATAGCTAGTGCTTTTATATTAAGTATTAATAAGAATGCACCTTTCGAAAAACAAATAGATCCAAATCTACCAAATAGTTTAATTAAAGGACTTGTTGACTCTACGGCAGCCGGGTTTGATGAATTGCAAGATATTATAAAAGAAACATTTAAGCAATTATTTCCACAAACTGCAACTGGCGAATACTTGCAATTTTGGGGACAAATGTTCGGCATAAATAGAAAATCATCAACTAAGGCAACTGGTTTTATTATTTTTACTGGAAATGCTGGTTCTATTGTTGATACTGACACTTCAATACAAGATTCAAATGGCGTTGAATTCTTAACTACATCGCAGACAACTATTGCAACAAATTCAATTGCAATTACAATAACAAGAAATAATAATATTGCCACCGCCACTACATTAAGCGAACATAATTTTGCCACTGGAATGAGTATTGTCATTGCTGGTGCTAATCAAACAGATTATAATAAAACTGCCATAATAACTGTAATAAATGATTTTCAATTTACTTATCAGGTAGACAATTCACCAATTAGTCCTGCGACTGGTAGCATAACTGCAACCGCAAATTTTGGTATTGCTAGCATTATTGCAACTTCACAAGGTTATAATGCTCTTTCTGGAACTAATCTTGAATTAGTTAGTCCTATTGAAAATATTGACGATGAGTGTTTTATTCAAACTATTATCTATGGCAACGATACAGAAGATGACGAGACTTTAAGAGCTAGAATAATTGAAAGAACGAGTAATTTTACCGCTCCTTTTACTGAAGCCGGTTTGCCTACCTTTATTAAAGAGAAGGTCAATGATATTACTAGAATTTGGGTAAAAACTGCAACACCGACTCCCGGCTACACAACCATCTATTTTGTAAAAGATAAGCAGGCAAATATAATCCCTAGCGGTCAAGAGCTACTTGAAGTTAAGAATTCAATTATTAATTCTCAAACTGGAATTAAACCTGCAAATATGACTGATAATATGGTTGTTGTGTCTGCACCAACGCCTAAAATAATTAACTTTACTTTTACTTCAATTTCTCCAAATACATCAGAAATGAAGCAACTTATAAAAGATAACATAACTGATTATTTTAAAAGCAAAGCTGTCGATTTAGGCAAAGATATTCTTGCAAATGAATATATTAGTTTAATTTACTCAACACTGGATAATAGTGGCAATAGACCACAATTTGCTTTATCTAGCCCTAGCGGTGATATTAATGTTGCTGATAATGAATTGCCAATTTTAGGGAATATTAACATATGATTGATTTATATGTAAATAAATATTTAAGAAATGATAGATTGCATATTAATAAAAATAATCCACAAAGTAATTGGTACAAATTGCTTGAAGGTTTATCAGCTGAATTTATAATTTTTGATAAAAATTTGCAAGATTATAAAAAAGATTACAATTTAAATAACACAACTTTATTAATAATCAAGGCTTCCCTTATACATTTCCAATTACTTTTGGAGCTAGTATAAGCGATGTTTTGGCTTGCTTTTTTGAAAGACTTAAACCAGCACAAACTAAAATAATTTATAGATATGTCTAATTTTAACACTAATAAAATTAATGGTAGCACTCTTGAGGCTCACGAGTGGAATCTGTTGCAAGATTTAAAAAATTTAGTCTCAACTTCTGGAATTAATCCTGATACATCTCTTTTAAATCAAATACCACAAGCTGTTTCAAATTATGTTGCAATTGCTAGTTTTTACACTGATAACGGAATTGCTAATGCTTATAATTTAACTCCTATCAATAACTTCAAATCTCCTACCCAATATATAACTGGAATGTTGGTTAGGTTTAGAACTGCAAATCCAAATACTGGAGCCTCTACTGTTAATGTTGCATCTCTTGGAGTTAAAAATATTAAAAAAGCTGATGGAATTACTGATTTGGTTGCTGGCGATATTCCTAGTGGGGCCGATATTGAGTTTAGATACGATGGAACTAATTTTCTTTTAAATAGTGTTGTTTCAGCTTCTGCGACTACACAGGGGGTCACTTATTTGTTGCCAAATCGCAATATTATAATTAATGGTGCGATGGCAATAGACCAAAGAAATGCTGGGGCAAGTCAAACAATTACAGCTGGCTCTGTTTTAGCTTACACAGTTGATAGGTGGTACGCTTATTGCACTGGTCCGAATGTAATTGGGCAAAGAGTAGTGGGTACTGCACCAAATCAATTTAATTATAGGTTTACTGGAGCTTCTAGTGTTTCCAAAATTGGGTTTGCACAAAGAATTGAGGCAAGCAACTCGCAACATTTAGCAGGTAAAACTGCAACTTTAAGCGTTGATTTAGCAAATTCACTTTTAACAACTATCACTTGGACCGCTTGGTATGCTAACA